ATAAATTCTTTGCACAATTGCCTCATAATCTCTTGCTGTAACTGCTCTGTATTGGGAAGAATACAGTCTTGGGGCAAAGTACTTGATAGAGTCTAATTCTTCAATGTCAGACCCGTCTTTAGCAGGTTCTACGGTCGTTACAGCAACCGTATTGGATGGTAAGAAGGAAGCACCATTACTATTGCTTACAGCACCAGAGAAATTGAATACTCTAGGACCATTTCCAGATGCACCATTGGTAATAATATACGTTACTTCAACAATTGCTTCATTTTCTAATTTTTTACCAAAAATTCCATCACCAAACAGCAATTCATACCTCTCATCTGCTACCTCTTGTAAAAGGAAGATCTCAGATTCTGCGGTAAGGTTTAAAATATTTTCTACTTGTCTATATTCTCTACCAACGGTCTCTTGTGGACCCTTTACAGTCACTCTAATTAGTGATGCATCAATTCCAGGGTTGTCTAAAATAAATCTTTGGTCAACAGAACCGTTAACCACAAAGGAATTCGTTACATATGTACCTTCGTATACATCAACGTTGGTAAAACTAGCTCTTCTTAGACCACTTCCATCAGTAGCAGATCCAGTTAAAATAGCATTTGTAGTAATGCTCTCGGGAATTGAAAAAATTACAGAAGTATTACTTGCGGATCCAATACAAACTAATCCCGCATCCAAAGTTACCGTTGGACTGGTTCCCGTAAACTCAATATTAAAATTTACCCTTGCTCTAGATGATTTTCTTGATCTGGGGACATATCCAACATTTCTTGCTAAAGCAACAACATTCTCTCTAACGGTTGCAGAGTCAATAAATGACTCATTTACCACCATATTGGAGTTAAATGCCGTAATATAGGTATTATATGCTAACGTGTCAATTAGAACGGCAAAATTTGACCCCTCAAAGTCAAAATCCGTAAAATTGCTGTTAGATCTAAGGTAATTTTTAATAGAAACCTTAATTTGATCAAAATCAAGGTTTGTAAACTTAGTTAATGGCATTTATCTCGTTGCCTCAAGAATAAATGAGATTTGTGCTGGTGGTAAATCTTGTCCAACAATATCAAATGCTACTGTTACTTCAAAATTATTGTCATCTGGACGTGGAATGACTGAAATATTCACATTATCAGCTCTTGGTTCATAATTTAGTATAGTTTGTTCAATTTGACTCGTGATAATTGATGCAGTACCATAATCACAGAATCCAAAAAGACTACTTCTTACTTCAGATCCTAAATCTGGGTTGAAGAACCGTTCTGTTGGAATAGTTTCTACCAAATTTCTGACAGATCTTGCAATTGCACGTTCATTTACAAGCACAGGAAGGTCCTTCGTGACTGGATGAGGCACGAAGGACAGTGATATGTCTTTGAATGCTCTAGAACGACGATTTGTAGCCATGAAAAGGCATAATTTTAGACCGTAAACCTATTTATTAGGTTTTCCATAACTTGGCTCAGTGCCATATTCCCAATCATCATAGTCTTCGTCATTACGAATCTCTTCATGAAGCACTGTTTGACGTTTTAGATCGTGAACATGGTCTCCAACAACTTCTCTGAGAAGGTTATCGTCTTGTTTTTTCATAGGTTTTGTCCAGTAGTCGGTAATCAATCCTCTTGTACCCCACATTGACTCCATATAATCGGAATCTCTGTCTGGATAAGGTTGATTTGCCATCTGTTTTCTCCTTTAAGGGGTTTGAACAGAACTTTTTAAGGGGTTGCTATCCCTTATCAACATAAAAACCTTGTCTTAAGTAGTCTGGATCATCAATATATTCGTAATTTTCTAAATTTTGGATTTTTTCACCTTTCCAAAGAGGTATTGCCACTGAATTATTGTATCTAAAATCAGGATTTTGTCGAAAATGTACTTCGATCAACTTATCTCCAATGAATTCGCAGTTGATCCACTCATAATTTCCGACCAAATCTTCTAAAATGGATGGAAATTCTATTTCCTTGTCAATCTTTGACCACTTCATCCACTTATATAGAGGATTATTTGGGTTCCTTTCACCCAAGACCACTAATTCTGACTTTTTATTACGAAAATCAACACTAATGTGCTCTCCTCTAAAGACCTGACACCAAAATTCTGATGGGTGTAGGTCATCAGTCTCTTTATTAATCTTAATAATACGTGCATCACGACCCATACCGAGTAAATTCAGTGATGGACGGACAATATAAAAATCGGGTCTAGGGACGGTGGTTCCAGCAGGACCACACTTATACCCTAAAACCCGACTTAAAAACAGTTTATTGTATACCCAGAGGTCTTTAGGATCTATTAAGTTCCACTCGTCGTTGACCTCTGTAATGTACATTAACCTTTACCTTGACCCCGATACTTCTTCCGTGCCGAGTTACGAGACGTTGCGGAGTATTTAGTGTTCTTGGAATTACCTTGACGAGTGAGTTTTGGTTTACCAGGCTCAAACTTGATACCAGAAATACCGATTTTGCTACGTACTGCCATTGACCTCAATAGTTTCAAAAGTGATTTCGGAGGGGTCTGGCAGACCAGTACTATAATAAGACTGTGCCAGACTCTCCATTTCGTCGAAAAATTGATCCTCAGATAAATTGCTGAGGATCAACGAACCCCGACAGATGATATTATACAACGTCTTGGGTCGTTTTGTCATCAGATCACACGAGTTTTCTCGTGACCGACACGAATGCGAGGATCGCACCAGATCTCATAACCTGCCTCAATGGCATCCAGACAGAACGATACGTCCTCACCGCACATGTCCTGTACCTCACCACTATTGAAGCGTTGCATCTTGGGAGCAAACCAGGGATACTCCATCTTCTCGTTCTCAAACACACCGTGCTTGATCAGAACCCAACCGAAACCAGTGTAATCAACGGTGAAAGGTTTACGACGTTTGGACATCGTTTCATTAGTTTCATGGTTCATGACACCACCATTGTTCTTGAAGTCATCTTCTTCAAGCCAGTGAGCAACGGAAGTGGTTTGTCCATCTTCGGTCAGATACCAACCTGCTGCAATGTCCTTCTCCATCAAAACGAGTTGATAGAACTTCTCGGTATTGAAAACAATATCCGAGTCAATCCAGAGTTGATAATCATACTTCAGTTTCCCATCCCAGGGAATCTGATTGGGACCACGAAGAACATTTGCACCGAGGCACTTACAACGGGCAAAGTTCACCATGGAACTGTAGTCTTGTGAAATTTGAATCTGAGCACCTGCACCGACCAAATCAAAACACATCTGAGTGAAAGATTTGAGGAACTGGAAAGAACAACCACGACCAGGCATACAGAAGACAATAGACTTGCCCCTGATCATCTCCTTTGCCTTATCATAGTCCCACTCACCTTGTTGTGCTGCGGGTCGTTCGGGTGCTTTTGCTTTTACTGTGAATCCTTTAGCCATAACCTAGAAAATGAACATCAGTATTCTAACAAATTATATAGTCCTTGTCAAATCATGCAAGAGCAGTAATCTTAATTACTGGATATGAAAATGTAGAACTACTAGTACCATCAAAATATGTCGTATAATTCAACCTATCATTCCTATTACTTGTTCCATGTTCTCTTGCCATCCACTTTAATTCTTTTCCAGTCGTCCATGATGATTGTCTACCAGTTACTGTACTTGTAGATCCTCCAATGTTAAACACCCATGTATGATGTTCACGACGTTCTGGATATCTACCAGATAATGATGTCCTCGCACCAGTAACCTCTACACCCCCAATATAAAGTCTCCAGCTAGAAATAGCATGATCATTATTCCATGATAGTTGATGCTCATACTCATAGATTACTTGTCTAGTACCAGCTGGTGGTGTGTAAGTAATATTTGATCCCGATGCATTGGCATAAGTCGTACTTAAATCTTGTGTCGTTGCAGTGGGAAATGTATATGTACCAGATACTACTTCTACAGAGGATCCATCACAGACACTGGTAAGAACTTCAATAATTTCACCCTTTCTATAGGTAGTCAATGCTGCTTCTGCTGCTGCCGTTGCTGCATTTGCTTGTGCGACTGCTGCATCTACCTGTGTTTGTAATTCTGCTTCTAATGCTACAAACTGATTGTCAAACTGCTCCTTACTATAGACATCAGAAATATTGCCAGTGACAAATAAATTGCCCTGAATAGTTTTATAGTCTCCTGAAGTAAACCCTTCTTCTAGATTCATACCTTCCTCAGAATTAAACAATTGTCTTCTTCGTCAATAATCCATTCTAATTGATCTCCTTCTTCCCACCCAAGATCTAACATCATCCATTCTGGAATAACCACAATAGGATCACCTGTTACTGGATCAACCTCTACAGGCACGATTTCATGTCCAAAATTTTTTTCCATATAAATGAACCTCACATTGTTTTTATATATGGGAAAAATTTTTTTAAAACACTTGGAATCACGATAGCTCTCTCGTTTTGGGTCGTTTATAGATTAGGAGGGACCCAAACATTATAAAACCCCCCATCGCAGGCACAAGGGCACAACGCAAGGGGGGAACATACTGCCAGAACGACACACGAACTGCCGAAGGATTCACTCACTCATTATAACACAGTGCCACACGAGTTGTCAACACTAACCATGTATTTTTAAGAATACTT